CCGTCAGCCCCGAGACATCTTCGCCCTATACGGCGGTCGCAACCCAGGACTACCAGCTCGAACCGATCGGCTCGCCCACCGGCACCTACACCGGCGTCCAGTTCAGCGCCTACCTGACCGCGCTCACCTCCGGCCAGACCGTGTTCGCGTTCGGCTACGCCCAGATCGACATCACCGGCGCCTGGGGATTCACCACCGTACCGCTCGACGTCAACCGCGCCACCGTCGTCACCGTCGCCTCCTGGCTGCGTAAGGACGTCACCGCCCTGATCGCGGCCAGCGAAATGGATGTCGGCGGCGGAATCGCGCCCGCCTTCCCCTCCACGATGGAGATCCCGAACGCCGCCAAGATCCTGCTCGGCCCCTACTACCGTCTCGAGTTGCAGGCTGCCTGATGGCGACCAGTACCGTCCCCACCCTCAAGGCAAACCTGCAAACCCAACTGGCCGCGCGCGGCGGCCTCAGCGGCGTCCAGATCAGCTACGGGCCGCCGCTGCCGGCGCTGCAAAAAGAAACCATCTGGCTCGGCGACGCCGACGGCACCCAGGACAACGCCACCTTCCAGGCGCCCAACCAAGTGCTCGAGCAGTACGACCTCCAGATCGTCACGAACGTGATCCGGGAAGGGACGGACGAGGTGGCCGCCGACAACCGCTGCTTCGCCATCCAGGCCGAGCTCGAGAACCAGTTGCGCGGCGACCCGACAGTGAACGGGGCGGTCGCCAATGCTGAGATCGCCCGTTTCCGTCTGAGTGAGAATTTGACGCCGGATGGAATGACACGCACCGCCCGACTCGTCACCCTCGTCCACTGCGAAGCCTGGATCTAAGGAGGACCCATGGCAACCCTCACCACCCAAGTCATCAACCGGGCCGGCGGCATCATCACGCCGGTCGCCGCGACCGGTGGCGGAGACGCCATGGCCTGCGGCTCAGGGATGATGCTCGAGCTCGTCAATGGTGGCGCCGGCACCATCACCGTCACCCTCAACGTCCCGGCCAATCGCACCTATGAACCGAACGTCGCCATCACCAGCCCCGCTGTGACGGTGGCGAACGGGGTGACCAAATGGTTCGGGCCGATTGACGCCGGAACCTTCCAAGACCCGACCACCGGGCTCTGCTCGATCACCTACAGCGGTGTCACCAGCGTCACCGTCGCCGCCGTCCAGCTCGCCCAGCCCTAAGGAGGAGGCAATGAAGACCTACAAGATCGCGTCACCCGAAGGGCTCGAATGGGCGAACCGGACCCGCGACCCCGAAACCGAAGCGCACGAAGCAGGCGACAACATCGAACGCGACCTCGAGCCGGGAACCGAGCTCGCCCTGGTGGCGGCCGGCTGGCTCGAGCATGAAAAGAAGGGAGGCAAAAGCTAGTGGCGATCATCGTGTTCACCAACGCCCTCGTCCTCGTCAACTCGGTCGACCTATCGAACCACTGCTCGAAGGTCACCACCACCGACTTGCGCGCCGAGATCGATGTCTCGGCAATGGGATCCGGCTACGTGCAGGTAACCAAGGGCCTCGGCAATGCCGAGATCGTGCTCGAATTCCTGCAGGATTTCGCCAGTTCCAGCGTCCACCAGACGTTGCAGCCGCTGGTCGGCTCCACGACTCCGATTGCGGTGGAGGTGCGGCCCGTCAACGCCGCCCGTTCCGCAACCAACCCAGCGATCCTGCTCGCCTCCGGGCTCATGTTCACCTACGCGGGCCTTGACAGCCAGGTCGGTGACGCCGCCAAGATCTCGGCGACGTTCAAGAACGCTCCCGGCGGGACCGGCATGACGTATCCGACCTCCTAAACGGAGGGAACCGATGCCAGCCGCCGCCGAATTCGTCGTCAAAGGTGGCCGCGAGCTCGAGGCCGCCATGCTCGAGCTTCGCCGCGAAGTGCTGCTCGAGCTGCGCCCCGTGCTGCTCGCCGGCGCCGACCGCGCCCGCGTCGAAGCACAAAACTTGGCCCCGCAACAGATCGCCAACATCGGTGACCGCTGGAGCCAATTCCGGATCGGCGTCAACCCACGGCGACTCAGCGTCTATCTCGCGCCACGCTACCGGCGCACCAGCCGCGGCTCACGACGCCCCAACCTCGGCGGCGAACTGCTCGAAGTGATGCAGGACGCGGTCGATCGCCACGAGGAAGAAATCGTGGCTGGCGTGTCCGCGATGATCGACATCGAAATCAGCAAGGCAGGACTCTAGGAGGCGACAAATGGCGGCAATACTCATCATCAAGAACCTCGCACCATATGACGGCGAATACGAAATCCCGGACGCCGGCTTCACCCTCGGCGAATACAAACGAATCAAGGAGATCAGTGGCGTTGTCGCCGGCCAACTGATGGAGGCGAGCCAAAGCGGCGACACCGACGTCATGGTCGCCCTCGCCGCCGTCCTGCTCGAGCGCGCCGGACTCCAGGTCAACATGGCGATCCTGTGGGGAGCCATGCCCGACGCGTTCGACGTCAAAGGCGACCCGAGCATGGAGGACGAAGACCGCCCCCCGGTTTCAGCGACGCCTGGTGGGAACGCGAGCGCGCCCGGCGTCGAGCCAAAGCCGAACGCGAATCCCGGATCCGTTGGACTCTCTGGGAGCGCGAATGGGGACGAGCCGACGGTGACCCCGCAGCCCTCTGGCGCCCCTGGCTCGGCGCCTACTTCCACCTCCGACCAAGTGACCTTGCCGAGTTGACGCCGTGGCAGCTAGACGCATGCCGGGAGGCGAAACCTAGTGGCTAGGCCGCTGATCGTCGAGATCCTCGGCAACGCTACGCAGTTCGGGGCCGAGCTCGACCGCGCCGCCGGCAAAACCCGGCAGTTCTCCCGGGCGGCCGGAGTCGCCGGCCTGGCGATCGCCGGCGGGCTCGCGGTCGGCCTGGAGAAAAGCGTCAAGGCCGCGGAGGCTGCCCAGGCGTCGACGGCCCGGCTGAACGCCGCATTCAGATCCTCCGGAGAGAACGCCGGCCTTTACGCCGGCCAGATCAGCCGCGCGGAGGACTCCAGCCGCAAGCTCGGCTTCTCCAACATCGACGTCCGCGAGTCGCTCGGCTCGCTCGAGATCGCCACCCGCAACCACACCGCGGCGATCAATGACCTAGGGACCGCGGAGGATCTCGCCCGTTTCAAGCATCTCAGCCTCGCCGACGCTTCTAAGACGTTGTCGATGGCGATGGCCGGCTCGCAGCGCGCCGCCCACCAGCTCGGCATCACCATCCCCGCGGTCACCACCGCCGAGGAGAAGGTCAAGGAGGCATTCAAGAAGCACTCCGGCGCCGCCTACGACGCGGCGATAGCAACCGCGAAGCTCACCGACAAGCAGAAGACCGCCCAAGAAGTCATCGACACCGTGAGCAAAAGGGTGCATGGCCAGGCGGACGCCTTCTCCCAGACGGCCGCCGGCGGAATGGCACAATTCCACGCCCAGATCGGCAACATCGAGGAGAAGCTCGGCGGCGCCCTGATCCCGGCGCTCACCCATCTCAGCCAAGTCCTCGCCGCCGGCGCCGACTGGCTCAGCCGGCACGCGACCGCGGCCAAGATCCTCGTCGGCGTCCTGGCCGGTCTCGCCACCACTCTGATCGCCGTATCGGTCGCCCAGAAGGTTTACGCCGCCGGCGCCGCGGTCGCCGAAGCGGCCACCGTCGCCTGGACGATCGCCACCGAAGGCCTCACCGTCGCCATGGAAGCCAACCCCGTCGGCGCCGTGATCGCCGGGCTTGTCCTGCTCACCGCCGCCCTTGTCGCCATCGGTGTCGCCGTCTACAAGTTCCGCGACCAGATCGCCGGCGCCTTCCGCGAAGCCTTCGACAAAGTCAGCCAGATCGCCATAGACATCAAGGACGCGGTCGTGCGAGCATTCCATCTGGTGATCGACTGGGTGACGACGAACTGGCCCAAGATCGCAGTCCTAATCTCGGGACCGTTCGCGCCGCTCGTCGCGCTCGCCACCAACGCCTTCGGCATCCGCGACAAACTGATCGGCGCATTCAACGCGATGGGCGACGCCGCAAGAACCGTATGGGACGGCGTCAGCGGCGCCTGGCAATCCGCCTGGTCAGGCGCCGTGGGCGTCATCAAATCCGTCATAAACCGGATCATCGACGCCATCAACTGGCTGATCGACAAATGGAACAGCATCCATTTCAAATTCGGCGGACAAAAAGTTCTCGGCGTCACGGTCGTTCCCAGCATCGACATCGGCCTACCCCAGATCCCCGATCTGCCGCACCTCGCCGCCGGCGCCCTCGTCACGCGGCCGACGCTCGCGATCATCGGTGAAGCCGGGCCCGAGGCGGTGATTCCGCTCGCGCGCGCCCACGCCGCGGCTGCCGCGCCTGTCCAGGCTCGAGGCCCGGACGTCCACGTCACAGTCGGCCCCGTCTACGGCAGCGTCGACCAGGCGTTCGCTCGCAGCCTCAGCAACCAGATCGCCACCCTGCTCCGCTCCGGCAACGCCCCCCAACTGCAACAGACCATCCACGCGATCTGATGGCGTTCTACGACGTCCTCCCCGGCGGGACCGTCTGCCCCAAGATCGAAGTCATGTTCGACACCGGCAACCCCACCGCCGTCACCCACAACTACACCAACGACCTCACCCCCTACCTCGTCTCCTACAGTCGCAGCCCCGTCCGCAGCAACGAATTCGACCAGCCCGGACCCGCCACCGCCACCATCACGCTCCGCAACGACGACGCCCGCTTCATCCCCGACAACGCGAACGGCCCCTACTTCGGCTCGCTGCTCCCCTACCGGCCGATCAGGATCCGCGCCCAATGGGCGGGCGTCACCTATGGCCGCTTCCAGGGCTACATTCTCGACTGGCCGCAAACATGGGCGCAGGCCGGAATGGATAACACGGTCACGTTGCAGCTCGTCGACGAGCTCGTCCAGTTGGAAAGCCTCGACCTGGCGGCGACCGTGAACGGCGGCGGCTTCATCACCAGCCTGACCGGGGCGAGAATCACGAGCGTCCTGCAAACGCCCGTCTACCAGCCGTCGCGGACGATCGACGCCGGCCTCAGCACGCTCCCCGCCACCGGCGCATTCCCCACCAACAGCTTCGCATTGCAACACCTGCGCGACGTGTCCGCCAGCGAGAACGGCGTCCTCTTCTGTGACCTGGACGGCAGCTTCAAATTCCATGACCGCGCCCACCGCTCCAGCCAAGGCAACACGCGCAGCGTGAACGTGCAGGCCACCATCGGCGACGGCGGCCCCGGCGAGATCCCGTACGTCGACCCAGCGCCCCGATTCGGTGACGTCTGGCCCGTCTGCCAGGTCACGCCGGCCGGCGGCAGCGTCCAGGTTTCCACCGGCTCGACCGCCTACTTCCCGCGCACCCTCAACTTCCCGGTCGGCGGCACCTACCTCGTCACCAACACCCTAGAAGCATTGAGCGCCGCCCAATACATGACCAACCGCTACTCCAATCCCAAGACGCGCGTCGACCAGGTCACCCTCGTCCCCGCCGCCCAACGCATCCCCGACTGGGCGACCGTGCTCAGCCTCAGCACCAGTGACCGCGTCGTCTTCAAACGCCGCTTCAACAACAAGGGCGTACCGGCCGGAACTCTCAGTATCGTCCAGTTCGTGGAAGGTGTCGGCGACCAGGTCCAGGTCGGCAAAGACTGGCGAATCACGCTGCCCATGTCACCCGCCGACCTCACCACTTATTGGGCGCTCGGCGTCACCAACTACGGCGAGCTCGGCGTGGCTACGAGACTGAGCTACTAAGGAGGAAGCAATGGCCTGGACGACACCAGCGACGCAGAGCACCGGCTTCCTCGTCACCGCGTCCGTCTACAACGCCCAGATCATCAATGATCTGCTCTACCTGAAAGGTGAAGCCGGCGGGGTTCAGTTAGGAACGGCCGGAAGCACGACGACAAGCCTTTCCATGATCACGCAGGTCGCTGCCGCTCAGATCATCACTCTCTACAGGACGACTGACGCGCAACCGTATTTCTCAATGGATAACGCCGGCGCTCTGAATTGGGGCCCAGGTGGATCAACGGTCACTGACACCGTTCTCTACCGTGCGGCCGCGAGTGTCATCAACACACATGGCGGCATTACCAGCGGCTACCTCAACCAGAACCTCGCGACCAACGGAACCTGGACACCCGACGTCGCCAAGGGTTGTTTCCAGCGCGTCGGCATCACTAGTGGAGTCGCGGCCACGTTCACGATCGCAGCGCCGCTCAATCCTCCCGACGCCAACCACAGCTTCATGTTGATTCTGCGGATCAAGAACACCAGCGGCGCCACGGCCACCCTGGCTTGGAACGCCGCTTTCCAGGCTGCACAAGTTGTCGCGCTTCCGGCATCTGTCATCAACAATGCGAGCATTACTTGCCTCTTCGGCTGGGATGGTGGCGAAGGGAAGTGGACGATCATGGTGGCGGCCTAGATGCAACTCGAGTTCACCAAAGTAATTATCACCGCCGTCGTCGCCGAACGCGAGGACGGCAAGACGATCGGCGAGCGTACGACCGAGCCCGTCACCTTCTATACCCAGGAACAGATCATTGACTTTCTACCCAAGCTCGAGCAGGAGATCGCAGCCGAGAACGCCAAGCCCGAACTCGAACCGGCCAAGGAGGCGACACCATGACCGAGATTCACCCCCACGCGCTCCCTGATCTCAAATGGGAAGCCACCCAAAACTGCGGTGACCGGCATGGCGCCAAGATCCGACTCGTCGTCGTCCACCGTTGGGGCGTCCGCTACACCTCAGAACACGATGAGGCCGCCAGCTACCACGGCGTCATCAACTACTTCAAACAGCCAAGCTCGCAGGCGTCCGCCCACATCGTCTACCCCGGCTCGGCCGCCCCAGGCGAAGCCACCCAGATGGTCCGCTGGTCACAAAAAGCCTGGGCCGAGGCCTACTACAACCCCGACTCGGTCGAAGTCGAATCCGCGGACGCGATCTGGCTCGGCCACGACCCCGCAGGCTTCCATCAGCTCGCCCGCATCACCGCCTACTTCCTCCACCACTACAACCTCCCCGATCGTGAGCTGAACGCGACCGGTGTCGTCCACGGCTCAGGCTTCTGCCGCCACGCCGACCTCGGCCAGCTGGGGGGCGGCCACACCGCCTGCCCCACCACCGACCTCCACCTCTGGAACGCATTCGCCGGCCTCGTCCGCAGCGAATACCAGCGGGGCGGCTTCCGCCTCACTTGGGGCAAGCACTGAATGCCATGGCGGGCATCAAGCTCGGCGTCCTCGGCCTCCTGCTGCTCGCCGCCCAGGTAGTCCACAACCACGGCGCCGACGCCTTCGAGATCGTCACCATCGCCACCGTCGCCACCGGCGCCATCGTCTACGTCGTAATGCAGATCCGCGACTACCGGCCCAACAAACGTCTGCGTGAAGACCTCCTCGAGGCGCGCCACGATAACGACCGGCTCCAGGCGACCGTTGATGCCCAGAAGGTTCGCATGGACGAACTCGAACGATCCCGCGACTTCGAGACGGCATTCAAGGAACTGGCTGAGCAGCTCCGCGACCGGGCGCACGCCGCCAAGGCCGAGCGGCTCGCCATCAGCCAACAGCTCACCGAACTCCTACGCCGCAGCGGCACCGGAGACAACGAACTCGCTGCCCAAATCTCTGCCCTGTCCAACGTGATCAGCAAATTCGAGCGGCAGTTCGAAAGGAGCCTCGATGCCCCCTAAAGCCTGGTATGTCAGCGTGATCGTCGGCGTCCTCGCCCTCGCCAGCCTCGTCGTCGCCACCATCCTCGAGTTGAACGGCAGCGACGCCACCCATGCCTGGCAGGCGTTCGCCGGGCTCGCCGTCTTTTTCGCCGGCGTCCACATCCCTGCGCCGAGTCAGTCCAATGGCTGAGGAATTCGGCCCCTACCCCGGAATCGTCCGCGACTGGCATGACGGCGACACCTGCCACGTCGACCTTGACCTCGGCTTCGGCTTCGAGCTCAGGGCCTACAACCTCGACAACAAGCCGCGCCTCTCCTGCCGCATCTACGGCATCAACGCGCCCGAGCTCGCCACCCAGGCCGGCAAGGACGCGCTCGCCTACGTCCAGACGCTCTGCCCGAACAACACGCCGGTCACCGTGATCAGCCACGGCTGGGACAAATACGGAGGCCGCTTCGACGGCAGCATCACGCTCCCCGACGGAACCGACGTCGCCAAGGCGATGCTCGACTCCGGCCACGCCGTCTCGATGCCATAGATCCGGGGCGGCCGGTTACCTTGTCGCCACCGCGCCGCCCCGGTACGCTCCCCTCAACGATGCGGGGAGCCTCCTAGGAACTCCCCTCTCCGGTCGGGAGTCTGCGCCCGATGGCTGGCGGACGGCAGCGGGCGCCTCCCCGCATCGCCTTGACGCCCATCCGATGCCGGGTGTACGGTGCGGGATACTTCCACGGAACTAGGAGGCCATGGATGAACCTGTACAAGTTGGCTCGCAACGTCAACACCATCGAGGCTCTCGCCTCGGGCGACCCGAAACGCGCGCGCCGCCGCGCCAAGAACATCATCGTCGGACGCGCCCTCGCCAAGGCCGGATTCTGGCGCTGGCTATGGAAATGATGCTCCGCTGGCTGCTCGGCGGGCTCAGCCTCTACGCCATCATCATCGGACTCTGGGACCACGACTGGCCGCTGATCCTCGCTGGAATCGCATGCGCGATCCTGCCGCCATTCACGTACCAGCACGCCCATGAGTGATCCCGTCCGCCTCTGGTCCGTGACCAGCCTGATCCGGCTCGGCATGGGCACCTCGGACGCGCTCGTCAACTGGGCCGTCCGCACCACCGCCGAATACGCGCTCACCCATGCGACCAGCCTCGGCGAGCTCGACCGCGACGGCGCCCTCGACGCGCTCGTCCGCGCCCGGTACCGCTCGAGCGGGAAAGCGATGGCGCGCGGCTCGGAGGTCCACAAGGCCGCCGAAGCGCTCGCGCTCGGCGCCCCCATCGAGCTCGAGCCGGAAGCCCGCCCATACGTCGAGCAGTACCAGCAATTCCTGATCGACCACTCGCCCGCGTTCCTGATGGCCGAAGCACCCGTCTACAACCCGGCGCGCTTCTACGCGGGGACGCTCGACGGCATCATGCGCCTCGACGGCCAGACCGTCGTCTACGACATCAAGACGACCGACAAGGCGCCGGACAGCGGCAAGACGCGGCCGCCCTACCCGGAGGTCGCGCTCCAGCTCACCGCCTACCGGCGGGCCAGCCATGTCGGCGTCCTCTCCGAGCAACGCTACGCCGGCGGCAAACGCTACTACCTCTATCAACCCGACGCCGACCATGAGCCGATGCCGGAGACCGACGGCGCCGTCTGCCTCGTCATCTCACCCTACGACTACCAACTCGTCCCGGTACGCACCGACGACGAAGTGTTCAAATGCTTCATCGCCTGCCGCGAATGCGCCCGCTTCGCGGTCGACGTCAGTCGGCGCGTATTCGGGCCACCGATAGGAAAGGCGACATGACAGTTCAATACATCTGGTTCCCCACCCACGGCCGCATGCGGCGCCGGATCGCCAAACGCGCCGAGGAAGGATTGCTGTTCCGCGGCTTCCTCTTCTCGCTCAATCCGCTCAAGCTAATGCCAGAAGGGAGCCAAGCATGACCAGCGACGAAGTCGCTCTCCTGATCCCCCAGTACGAATGGGTGATCATGGACGAGGAGCAGAAAGACGAATTGATGTCCAAGCTCGTCCTGCCGCACTACATGGAGATGATGGACGACGGCGTGAAGCTGACGCCAACGTGGTGGGCTGAGAAGCTCGGTGCGAGCCCCGCTGCGATCAAGAATCGCGTGCAGCGGCTCAAGGCAAGCCAAAACGACGGTTCGGATTCGGTACCGACGTGGCCGAAGAATAAGGAGCGCGCGGCAGCTCAAGTGGCGCGCGAGGAACCGGAACAACTCGTCGCCAAGCTAACCCCGACCGAACTCGATGCCCTCGCCGCTGCGGCCCATCAGGCGCAGATGAAGAACATCAGAGAGGCGAACGAGCAAGCAACCGAGAGCCTGGACGACGCAGCTTACGACGAGATCCGCGATGGAATCACTGAGATCGAAGACCGCTCCACGATCGAACTGGATGAACTGTTCACCGCACTCAGTCGTGTTCGCGTCAAGGGTATCGAGCGGCTCGTCGCCAATGCGAGCGCTGGCGAACGTCGCTCCTGGGCCGAGAGACTTCCGGAGGAGATTGCCATGCTGCAGCTGATCATCGACCTTTGCAAGACCCGGAAACTGGAGGCCGTAAATGGCTAAGCACCCTGAGACTCTTCAGATGGAACTCGCGATCGAATCACTCGCCAGTTCACGTCGCCGTCAGTTTTGGACGAAGCAAGAGATCGTCCAGACGTTCATCAAGCGCAATCCGCTCAAGAGGACCGAACTGGCCGAGCTTGCGGAATTGGATCGACGAACACATGAGCGCCTCGGCCTAGATGGCCCCACTAGCTACATCCACCGCGAACGTGAACTCGAGCGTCTGCATCGTCTCGCCTCGCGGGTGATGAACAAGTGGGACGAGGAGCAGTATGGGCTGCATCGCCGCTTCGGTGTCTGGAGGGCTCGACTCGAGGGCCCAAAGAAGAAGTCCGAATGGCGCTGGTTCGAGATCCGCTACGCAACTGTCTCGTTCCTCACTTTGTGGAGAGATGACAAGCGGGTTCTGTATCAACGTGTCGGCTTCAGACTCGAAGAGACGGATCTGATTCTTGAGGTCGCACGCTCTCACATGGCACAGTCGGTCGATGCTGTCTATGGGGAGGCGATGCAGAAGATCGCGGAACATCGCGCATGACCATCATCGGCCTCCAACGCCGCCTCGTCCAGGTCGGCCGCATCCGCATGGGCACCCGAACCGACAAAGGCGCCCCCAAACGTCTTGACCATTGGCGGCTCACCAGCCGCGACCAGGTCCGGCTCGAGCACGCCGCCCGCCTCTACGGCGGCACCGTCCAGGAATGGGCCGGCCACCAAGGCGAATACGAGCTGTACACCAGCAGCGACCAGCTTCCCGTCCTGCTGCTCCCAGGCCAGACGCTCTCACAGCATTACGAGCTCTGGTCCGGGGGCGGCTGCAAACGCCGCTGCGACGGCCAGACCGAACAACTCACCGACGGGCCGTGCCTCTGCGACCCCGAGGTGCGCGAATGCAAACCTGTCACCCGGCTCAACGTCCTTCTGCCCGAGGTCCCCGGTGTCGGGGCGTGGCGGCTCGACTCGACCGGCTACTACGCGGCCGTCGAGCTGACCGGGACCGTCGACCTGCTCGAGTTCGCCACCGCGAAGGGCGTCCTCGTCCCCGCCCGGCTCCGCATCGACCAGCGGATGATCCTGCGCGACGGCCAAACCCGTCGCTTCCCTGTCCCCACCCTGGACATTGACATCACCGCGTTGCAGGCGCACCAGCTCGCCAAGCCCGCGATCGCCGAACTCGAACCCGTCTACCAGCCGGTGGCCGAACCCTCGAACGGCCCCACGCTCGCCCAAGGCCTCGAGCTGGCCGCCGCCGGCATCAACCCCGGCGCCACCACGGCCCGGTCGGCCGCCCCGATCGGCGACGCCGAGCCACTGGGAGACGATCTGCCGCTGCCGGTAGACGACCCGGGCGCCGGCCTAGGCGAGACCACCGACGAGCCGCCACGCGCCTCCAGCGAGCAGCAGAAACTCCTAATGGCGCGCGCCCGCGAACTCAAAATCCCCGACAAAGACCGGTACGACCTCACCGCCGAAACCTGCGGCGACGACACCCGCAGCATCAAACGAGTACCAGCCGCCAAAGTCGACGAACTGCTCGCAGCGTTCGACCTCCACGCCGTCACCCGCACCGCCGAAACCAACCTGTTCGAACTCGGCGCCGCCCTCGACCTCGACGTCATCCCGGCCATGGAGAAACAAGCCGCCGAGATGGGCCGCGCCGACTACTACACCTGGCTTCGCCGCCAGATCGAACGACTATCCATGTCAGCCACCAGGGGCGCAGAGGAATCCTAAGTTGGACGCTCGCCCTCGTCATCTCCATCTCATCACCGCACCACCAGCAGCGGATCCACCCGAACTGGCATCCGAGCCGATCGTGGCGCCGTCAGGCCTCCTGTATCCGCTGGCACGAAAGCCGCGGCAACTGGAGAACGAACACCGGCAACGGCTACTACGGCGCCTACCAATTCCTCTGGTCGACATACCGTTCGGTCGGCGGCCGGCACCGCCCCGACCTCGACCCGCCACGCGAACAGTCCTACCGCGCCTGGCGCGTCTGGCGCAGGGACGGCAACTCCTGGCGCGAATGGGGCACCGCCTCCTACTGTCAGGGCCGGTGAAATACTGGTGACCGGCGAGCAGCACGCAGACACGGTGCGGCGGGAACCGATCACGATACGCGAGCAAATCGTGAAGGTACGACGCGGCGACCCGCTGCCGGAAGGCTGGGTCTATGCGCGGCACATCTATGAGGTAACCGAC